AAGTCTGCGGATGGTCATTGATGACCGTGACGGCAATACCCTCGACAACATTGTCATCAGTTGCCAGCCACAACTGCGCTGAACCTCTACGCAGATCCCTAAGCACATCCGTTACCGTGTGAGTGTTGTCATACTGCACAGCTTTGTTGATTAAACGGATTGTTTCAAAATCCAGACAACTGATTTCAGATGTGCTGACCAGCCGTAGTTCGGTTTTGTTGATGTTTGCTTTGCTGCCTGTTTCTTCAACAAGTGTCAGCATCAGACCCCAAACCCGTCATCACTAAAACCAAATCCAGTATAATCTGAAGTATCCGCACCAATATCACCTACGTCATCATCGCCATCTGACATTGCATCAGCAATGGCCTGAAATGGGTCGCCAAAAGGTGTGTCAACAGTCTCAAATGCACCACGATTGTCAAAAGATTCAAAATCAGGAAAATAACCAGGTGTTGCTACACCAAAAACACTGTCGGGCATACCAGCAGCAGCAGCATCTAAAGAGTCGCCAATTTTACCGCCAAGTGCTCCCAGACCCGTTATGGCTAATGGCCCTAATGGGATGCCTATAAGTCCACCAAAAAAGTTTCCTGCAATGCCCCTATTTCCTCGGCCTGATGCCAACCCACCTAGTACACTGCCAACAGGCCCACCATAAGTGCCAAATAAACCAGAACCTATCGTGCCACCTAGGGCTGGCCCTAAATTCATGCTACCAAACTGACTGGCAGGGGCATCCATCTCACCATATCGGCTAGTGTCCAGATTGACATCACTCATGTCATCTACAGGAACATCCATGTCCGGCCCACCACTAAGCATTTGCCTTGTGCTGGCTGGCAGACGAAAATAATCAGGCTGCTGGACAACCGGCATAACGGGGTCAACGGCTGGGATAGCTGCTGCGGTTGTTCGTTTAAACTGCGGAAAAACAAACTTATTGCCGTCAAAATATCCCTGCGGTTTTCCAGACATATTTAGCGGAAAAACCCGACCAGTCATGTCTTTGTAAGTTGTCGCCATTTTTATCCCACCATTACTACTTTAAAAATACGATCCGTTTGCGAATTATTAGCGTGCGTAATCACAACAGAGCCATTAACCCTGTTTGACTGACCCACATAAATTGTGCCTGCACCGATCTCGGCACTTGCATTAGCCGTTGTCGGCATAAAAAGCAGAACTGTATTTACGCCAAGCCTTGTGTCCGTCACCGTGGTCGAGGCTGCACTTGCAGCAAGCGTCACATCAAGCACATTATTTCCACGACCAAGCAGCAGATTGTTGACGCTCTGGCTTATCTGCCTACGATGAAAAGCCTCATCTGGGCTATCAAGGGGCGGTGCTGGAAACTCGGAAACAGTCACGCTGCACCATCATTTACAACCTCGGCATCAACGCCTTGTGCATGAGTCCAGTTACCGCCTGCTGCTACATTGACAACAGCTCTGGCATATCTTGTTGATACCGTAAAATGTGACTGACCATCAGAGTCAACCGTATTTAATGAGGTTGCTGTCACTGTGTCTGTTGGCGCAACCCGATATTTTAATCCAACTGTAATCGTACCGCCATCAACGTATGGCCGTATGGCATTAATATAAATTCGGTTCGTTCCACCAAGTTCCTGTGTTTCCAAAGTAGCTGCAAGGTTAGCACCTGTAAAACGGCACAGCTTGTAATCAGCATTAAAACTATTAAGGCTGGTCAAACCGCCAATCCAGCTTTCATCATCAAAACTGACACCCAGATTATCTACATTGCCAAAATCGTCCAGTTGCTCAAGTGTCCGGCTGACCGACAAATTTCTGAACATATATTCCTGATTGATCTCAGCCGTAGTCCATCGATCCACCGCCCAGTTATAGACAATGACCTTGTTGGGTTGACCGTTGCTGTTACCGCTGCCAGGGTATGCCCAGTACACTAAACGTGAGACTGGAGAGGCAGCACCATAAACACGATCTATGTAATTCTGATCCAGATCATTTAGAAAAAAGCGGTCAACTTTCTGATCGCCTATAGCTGTGCTGTTTTTACCGTTAAAAGCCCACGCACCACTTTCTCCAATATAAAATACTAACGGGCCTACGTTGACCACACTATTTCTAGCCATCGGCCCACGATCACGCTCCAGCTCACTTATCTGGAAAATAGTTGGCGGGCCTACATAGCTCAGGCCGAATATGGAATTGCGGGAAAACACAACACCATCAAGACCACCGATAGCACCTGTGATTGCCATGACCTCTCCACCTGTGGGCAAGTCCTGACGATCACTTTGCACGGCTGCTGCTGCTGCCGAGCCAGGTGTCAGCCAGCTTGTAGGATCATTGATACCAGACCAATGAACACGATTAGGTGTTACACCATCGCTGTCGCTTATGTTGCCCAGCCAGACAAAATCCTTCACAACCCCTATTGCCTTGGCCTTGATGTCGTAGCTCACGCCAGTAACAAAATTAGTCTTGGTAAAGCCTGCACTACCAGCATCAGTCAAAGTGACGGTTGTCTGTCCTTTTATGCCAGGCGTAACCTGTGTAACTGTTACCACAGCATCCGTGCGTGTAGCCGAAAACTTTGCGTTAGCTGCTATCTGTACCTTTAGATTTTCAGCAGTCGTATCGTTATTTGTTTCAGCGACAAACGTACCGCTGCCAGCAGAGCTGCCTGCTGTAAAATCGTGACTGGTCTGATCTGTAGCAACCAAGGTCACTTTGTCACCATTAGCAAGATTAGAAAAGTTGCTGATTGTAATCGTGCAAGTTGCCTGCACGCCCAGCAAATCACTAAAAGCACTGTCAGTGCCCATCACGAATGACTGCGGTGGGTCAGTGTGACCATTTACCGAGACTACCCGATTCCCGAAGTTTATAAAATTAACATGGTCATTTGTCGCAACCGTGTAGCTGGCCGACTGCCTTGAGACATTTGAAAAACTTGTTGTACCGAGCTTGAACAAATCCTGATGGTCAGCAGCAAAAGTGTGTACCGTGCCGTCAGACTGCTGAAAACTTGCAGCACCTCTTGGCCTGTTGGACAAAGCTGATGACACTTCGGACTGTGACGCAAAAGGTGCGTATGTAGTTGCTGTTCGTGGCAAAACATTTTTGGCAACAGTGCTGCCTGGATTACCCAGATCAGCCTGATCCGGCAGGAACGGCCCGAAGTTAAACATCAGAATCCTCTGGATATATTGAAACGTCTTGTACCAACCAGACCCGAATCAACCGACAGCCTGGCCTGACCTCTGCTGCGTGCATCAAGTGTATTCAGCTCGGCAACAACACCATCGAGCAAGTTCAGATTTGACTGCACAGCCTGTGTATCCTTTGCCCTCATATAAAAGGCTGCAAGCGCAGCATAGATATACGCATCAGGTGAGCTGGTCAGCAGGGCATTGGTGTTATCCGTTGCCAAATCAAACTTTTTAATGAATCTGTGTGTAAAAGCATAGTTTTGGTCAGCTTCACGCTCAAACTGTATCACAGAGCCTATGGCAAAGTAGTAAGGCCGACCCTGCCCCGTGCTTGCTGTTTCCTGTAAACTGAACAGCGATTGCTGTGTAGGCTGATAGTTGTCATTAGTGTAAAACAGATCAATATGCTCAACAAAACCAGTTGGCAACGCCTGTGTGCTGCTACCGCTGGACAAAGTGAAAGTTGTGCTTGTTTCTTGCTGTAAAAGACGCAGCTTGCGGTTCAGGCGTGCCTCACCTCTGGTAATGTAGTCGCTCCAGTCAATGTCAGATCGTGATGTTTCCGTATCAAGGGCAGTCTTCAGCTCCGCAAGCGTAGTAATGCTCATTGTTCATAAGCCTCATTTACGTCTGGTGTAGTTGGATCATCGGCAACAAATTTGCCGTCTTTGCGAGCACGTTTTTTAGTCGCTGGTTTTGCAGCAGCTTTCTTGGCAGCAGGCTTTAACTTGCCCATTGCACCTTTTGGACTGTCCGCATAACCCGACTTAGGCACATCCTCAGCATCAAACAGATGAGGCTCACCCGTGCCGTTTTTATACATAAATACTTTTGGCATATTATTCCCCTAAAGAGCTAAGGGGCTGCCTTGCAGCAGCCCCAGTTGCTTTAGTTCATGTGGATACGGCAAGCCAATTCTGGTCGAATTGTCTTAAAGCCATACAAGACATCGAGTCGTGTAATAAACGTATCTGCGCTGATCGAGTAATCACGTACAATTCTCATGCTAATACCGTCCATTACCTCACGGGCAGCGAAGTCAACACCCGTTGGCAACACAAGATCAGCCGTTGCAAAAGCAAAGGCATCTTTGTGATAGGCCAAGCTGGTTCCATAAGTCCCAGATGCACCAATGTCAGTGCTGTCATCGCTCTCGTTTTTATGGATCGCTGCATTATTGGCAGGCATTGCAGTAATGTTTTGCAATGCACCGCTTGATCGCAATGCAGGCGATATTGGCAGGCTGGTTGCATTAGCTGACACATCAGATGTGATGGTAAACTTAGCAAGGTTGCCTGTATCCACTTTTGTTTCTGGGTGAACAGAGTTCACAGAAGCAAAATAAACAATGTCACCTTTTTTGAAGGTTCCAGCACCCGTATCCACGGTAATGGATGTGCTGCCCTCAGCTATAGTGCCAGAGTCATTGACAAGATAATCGCCAGTGCCGTCATCTGATCCAGATGTGTGACTTGGAAGCATGGTGTTTTCCATGATTTCCTGGAAGCCAAACGTATTGGATGCAACACGGCCCTCACGATAGTTATTGCTTAACTCAGTCTGTGAGTTAAACAGACCCTTCATAACTTCAACCAAGTCCATGTTGTCCTGAGTATTGAGGTTCAGGCAACGCTGATCGTAAGGAGAAAGGTTGTCTGTCAACACTTTGGAAGCAGTAAGAATATCACTTGTTGTGATGGTTGCACCAATGTCAGCCACCTGGTTGTGAGTATCCTTATACATGGAAAAAGCATCTGCCTCGATGTTTGCTGCCAGCACAGCCATAGCTGGTTGCAAAATACGATCAGAAAAGTCATCCAGATCAAGTGTTAAATCGTCACTGGTAAAGGTTGTATCAACACCTTTTTGCGAAGCTACCTGTAAGGTGACGCTGCGCTCTGCAACATCCTGTGAAGATAGTGTCGCACCACTTCGGACTGTGTATTGGTTTGGTAAACGGATGGAAAGACTGTCGCCAATCTTTGCACCAGTTTGTGCAAACCGGTCATCATAACTGCGGTTGATTGTCCCTACGAAATTCAACTTCTGATGAAGAATACGCAAGGCCTCTCTAGTCACCGCTGTAGGTGTTAAGAGTGTATTAGCCATTGTAAAAGTTCCTTATAAAAAAGTTATGCGCTTCTGCGCTTTTCGACTTGTTTGTTACGCATTTTTGTCCAATCTTCGATGCTCATTTTATCGGGGTCTTTTGTTGCTGATGCTCTTTTGCCCTTGACCTTCACCGCTGATTTTGGCGGTTCAGCCTTTGGCGTGGCTGCCTTCTGTTTGGCAACCAGCTCATCATACCTTCTGGCCTTGTCGATAAGTTTCACATGAACAGGGTCAGTAATGCTTGCTACAGCTTGCTCATTCAGCCCTTGGCTTACACCGTAGGCAGCAATAGTCTGAGCCAACTCTGGCGTCCAGTTATCGATCTCTTTTTTCAGAACCTTTTGACCTTCCTCAACAATCCTTGCGTGCTCGGCACGTTGATTGGCGAGAGTTTTGGCTTGATTTTCATTGAGTCGATTGATCGTATTTTGACGCTGACTTTCCAGCTCTCTCTTTTGTCTATCAAGAGCTGACGCTTGCCCAACGTCCTGATTGTAAAGCTCATCCCAGTTCAAAGCATTGTACTGCTCGATTTGCTGGTCAATGGCTTTTACCGCAGCAACATCCTCAATAGTCTGCTGCTGCAATTCCGTTTGCTGTTGCAAAGCAGCAGCTTGCGCTTCCACGCTTTTACGCTGCTCTGCCAGGCTTTGTGTTTTCTGTGTATAATCGCTTTGGCGAAGCAGGGCATCTTTGAGCTGTGGCGGTACTTCATATTCCTGACCGTCATACTCTACAGAAACAAATTGGGAGCCTTCTTCTGGCTCCCCTGCTTCTTCTTCACTTGCGACTGTTTCCTCGTCCGACCCTTCCTCTACCGCCTGCGTTTCCTCTACCTCAGTATTTTCGGCTTCGGGTGCTGCGCTTTCGGTTTCTAAAGCAAGTTCCGGCTCAGGATTGTTTGCCTCGTCTGACATTTAATATCTCCTAAATAATTGAGTTGGGTTGAAATTCCTCCATGAGAGGTGCGGTTGATCCTTCTTTCTGTGCCTTGCTGATGGCTTCCATGCGGTCAGTCTCAGCACGGTATTTGTCTGTGACAACTTTCTGGGCATCCAGAGCAATTTTGTTGGCATCAATCTGGTTTTTCTGAACACGGACATTCTGGTCAGCCTGCAGCTGCTGGATGACTGCAATAGCTTCCTGAAGTTGTGCTTTTATCTGCTCTTTCTCAGGATCAATGCCTTTAAGCGCAGATGGCAACATGGTTTGCAGCCTCTCTGCCATTTCAGAAGCACCCGGCCAGTCAAGGTTTTTGGCAATCAGGTCACCTATAATTGGTGCAGCCTGTGGGAACTGTTGCACCAACAGCATCATCTGGTCGGCAGCTTCCTGACGCTGCGTGGAAAAGCTCGGCCCCAGTTTGACAGACACATCATATTTACCCGTGGTCAGATCATAAATGCGTGGCTCAGGCTCACCCTCCATCTGGGTCATCTGATTAATCATTGCCGTCTGTGGTGCATCGTCCTCACCCATAATACGCAGCACCCTTGCCTCGGTGTAGACGCTTGGCACAAGATCAACAATAATCCGGCCGGCATGGCGTATGGCCCGGCTGAGGTTATCAATAAAGTGATATGTGCCAATGTCGTTTTCTTTCTGCCTTGCAGCTATGCCCTTGCCACTGATTTCTTTTTCCATGTTGCCAAGGCTGGTCATGCCAATGACTGATTTCATGTCATCAGATGAGTTAAGGGCTTCCTGAATCGCACCGGCTGGAACGCCTGCAAAGGCCTGGCGAATAGGTGCTTGACCGCCATCATATTCTAAAAATGCGTGATTGGTTGAATTAGCGGTGCTCCACTTAGCCTGATCCGTGTTGAACGCTCCAACTGGCCCGATCCAGGGTGCTTTCGGAGCCAGTGCCACCAGTTCGGCAGCAGCCGTTCTCCAGAAGTTATACATTTGCTGTGAGTCTTTTGCGAAGTGTATGAGACTGTGAAAGTGCCTGTTTTCGCCAACAACAACTTCCTCGCCATAGACAGGCACAATAGGAATATAACGCCCTGACCAGTCTATCTCGCTGAGTATCTCACTACCCGTAACAACACACTGTTTGACCTTCATGGTCTTTGTCGTGCGTGACTGCACAGGCAGAATACCAGACATCTCCATCAGATCACGCTGAGTCTCAAACACATCAGCATCGAGTATCTGCCCGTCCGTCATCAGGATGATTTCACGGTCTACTTCTTCACGACTCCAGTATTCAGCCACCCGTACCGTGTCAGATGTGTACCAGAGGTTGTCCCGCTGCTCAAAGCTCTGACTTTCAAAATCAGTCTTTTCAGCAT